CCTCGGCGCCGGTTTGGGTGTCCACCTTGAAATAGGTGTCATCAAAAACAACATCTTCCAGCTGAGTATCCAGAAGCCCCGGGCGCCGGTACAGCGCGCCCAGGTCTTGGCGGAAGGTCCGCAATGTTTTCCGCAGCGTGCGGTCTGCCATCGAGGACCAGCCCATTACGGCTGCGCCGTTGGCAGGGTGACACCATTGAGACGAACGAAACCAGTAGCTGATGGGTTGACAGCAGCAGCGGTGGCCGCGCCAGCGAGGAACACGCCGGTAGCGGATACGTTGGTGAACAGCCCGGTGGAGTTGTTCCAGTAGATCAGATCGCCTTCGGCCCAGGCCTGTGCGCTGATTTTGGATTGTTCGAACACACCGTCAATCTTGCCGGCGAACTCAAGAACACCCGCACCAGCAGCAGTAACTTCAGCGGCGGTGACTGTGCACTGAGGGATAACCAGGAAGACGCCAATCTTGATCGGCGTGCCGGAGACAACGCCGCCGGCTGGAACGGTAAGGTCGAGGATCGACCCAGGTTGCGAAAAAGAACGCATGGTTGAATCTCCAGAGTATTGCCGCGTCCTTGCGGCGGGAAGGTTGTTACGCAGTACCGGCGTTGCTGAAGGCGCCGCGGTAGTCGACCCAATCGCCACCGAACACCAGGCGGGCTTTTACTTCAACACCGTCGACTTCGAAGCCTTCGCGGGTGTCAGTGGTCAAGCCGCCTTCACCATCGAGGTAACCCCATTCAAAGGTGTCAACGTTCTCGCCGACCAGGAACCAGCGGTAATCAGTGATTCGTGGCTCTACGATGACAATCAGGTTCTGGTTATAGGACGGGTTGATTGTGCCAGTGGTGACCGGAACGTAGTTGGTGCTGGTCAGCTGGTAGGCCGCCATCTCGTTCAGCGGGCCGACTACCAGGAAGCGCGGGTTAACGCGAACAAAGGTCTTTTTATCAATGCCCTTTTGATTGCGCAGAGCGGTGCGAGCAGCCTGCAGGTTGGCGATGTTCAGCGGTCCGGCGGTACCGGCAATGTTGCCGTGACCTGCGGCGAAGATGTTTACGCCATCCGAATACTTGCGATCGACAAGGAACAAGTTCCAGATCAAATCGGATTCGGTTTCGCGTGCGCTGTTGGCCAGGGCTGTAGGGATCTTGTCGAAGGCGTTCAGATCGTCGTTTACGATTGCTTCCCAAGTCAGAGCAATGATCTTGCCGAACTTGGTTACCTTGATCTTGGTGCCCTCTTCCGGGATCGTGCCGTATTTGTATTCACCACCCTCGAGGACTTTCTCCAGGCGGGAAGCTTCGCCCAGCGCTACCGAAGTGCGTTCGCGGAAGTCGGGGAAGTTTGCTTGGCGGCCGAGAGGCATCCAGGTTTGTTCGATCGCCTCATACGCAGCACGAAGCGAACGGTTGATGGTGTTGCCCAGGATCAGCGGGAAGTCACTGGTGCTGTGCATGCCGGCGGCGCGCTGTTGGCTGAAGCTGGTGACGTTCAGCGCCATACGCGCGATGGCGTCACGATCCATGCCGCGGGTGTTACCGCCTGCCATCTCGATGGAGTGGCGCGCCATGTCGAGCATGCTCAGACCGCGGAACTCGCGAGCGTTTTCTGGGAGCTTGTGCTTGCTCGGTGCGGCGCGGTGCAGGATTGCCGCTTCCATGTTGCGCGCGACTTCGATGATTTTTTTGTCCGGCATGGTGCCGCCTGCGTTTGGATTGATTGCTACTTGGCGGGTTGCCAGCGTGGTGAGCAGTTCCAGCTTTGCTTGCTCGATGGTAAGGCCGCGCGCAACAAGCGCGTCAGTCACCTTGGTGTCGACCTTGAAGCGGTTGCCGAACTCGCGGATTGCTGCGGAGCGCATACGTTCCGCTTTTGCACCGCGCTCTTCGGGAGTGCCTTCCTCGGCCTCGCGGGCTTCGCGAGCCTTACGATCTTCTTCGGTCTCATTGGCAGGCGGTGCGCCAGGCTGGGTTGTGCCGTCGCCCCCTTCAAGATCGTCACCGGTGCCGACGTCGAGCACGTCGAGCGCTTCGTCGAGTTCAGCGGACAGGGCTTCAAGCTCTGCCTGCGCTTCGGCAATTTTGGTTTCGTCCGCAACTTCGCGGAACTTAACCAGGTTGGAGCGCGCCGCGGAAATAGCGGTGCGAATGACTTTTACAGAACGTGCCATTTTAGGTTTCCCCTTGGTTCGATAGGTGACATCAGCGGTGAACGTGCGGGGCGTCACGCCGCCGCGGACTTGTGCGCCGGCGTCAAAAGGCACCGGGACAAAACTGATTTCGAGTGGTTCCCAGTCAACAGCAATCATCTGATCCGGGGCGCCGTCCTGACCTGCAACGCGCTCGTAGTGATAGACGACATAGCCAACTGAGATGTTCCGGCAGATGCCGTCACGGACTTTGATCCAGGTTGATTCGACTTCGGGCGTGTCCGCAAAGCGAACGATGGCATGGCCTTCGCCGCCTTCGATCCATGCTTTTTCGACAACGCCGATCTGGTTCCGAAGCTCGTAGGATTGGTGGGCGTCAAGAACTGGGGCGCCAGAGTTAAGGCGCCCCATTCGAATACTCTTGTCATCGACCCGGAGAGATTCAAGATAGACCTCCCCATCCCATTCGCAACGTTCACCCTCGGCGCCGGTAGTCCAAACGATCTGGACTGTCCGCGCATCGGTGTCAATCGTTGAAGGGACGAAAGCCGCACGCGTAGAACGCTGCGGCAAATTGATCTTGCTTTTCCGTTGCTTTCCCATTAGGAGGCCCCTGCGGTTTCGGGGAGTGTATCAGTTGCAACGGCTGGCGCAACACCAGCCCCGGCCTTGGCAACCTTGCGCGGATCAGAATCGAACGTAAGGTTTGCCGCATCGATGACCCTGTTATCGTCAACGATCTGGTCAACATGCGCCTGGGTGTCGTTAATGCCTCGCTCCTTCAGCATGCCGCTGAAGCTCAGCGCACCAATCCGCATTTCTTTCTCGAGAGCATCCAGCTCTTTGGTCGGATCGATCAGGTCACGGCGCGGCGCTACCCATCCGGCCGGGATAAATTCGTCCCATCCGTTGGCGCTCAGGTTGGCCGCTTCGTTGAACCAAGACCAGACGCGAGCGCACAGCTGGGGGACCAGCATCTGCCAGCGCCATACATCGATGTTTCGACCGAACTCAAGCCACCCCATGCGGCCGCTGGTGAAGCTGACGCCGTTCAGGTCGCCGGTGATAACTTCGTAAGGCAGGCCCAAGCCAACCGAGTAGGCGCGAAGAACCTGCTTACTGTAGGACTCATACCCGTTGAACGTGGGCGGCGTCCCGAAGGTGATGTTGCTGCCCGTAGGGATGTGCTCGATTATTCCAGGCTCAAGACGATCGAGCAGGTTGAGCTTGCCGGCCGGTGCCTGTCCTCCCAGCCCTGTGTCGTCGTTGGTCACGATTGCCGCAAAGCATGCAGCCACCTTGGCCGCCTCGATGACGGCGTCTTCCATCTCGTCGAAGTTGCGCATGCGGAGCATGACCGGTGCCAGCCACGAATAGCCGCGGGTCTGGCCTGGGCGTTTCCGCATGAAGATGTGCGCGACGTCTTCCGCTGGTACCTGCTCGCTGACAAGGCTTGCTTTCAGGGATTTGATAGAGCCGCCCGGGTGCTGCGGGAAAAGCCAGAAGTGGGTTCGCTCGCCTGATGCGTTGTATTCGATCCCCTGCTCGATGTAACCGCCGTCACCAAGCGCATAGTTCTTGCTGTCGTCGAGGTGGTCGGCTTCGAGTATCTGGATTTGAAAGTTAACGACGTTCTTGCCTGGCGTCCAGATTCGGCGGACCAACACCTCGCCGCTTTCCGGGATGCTCTGCATCGCCAAATTCTGAATCCCGTAGAAGTCGCTCATGCCGGTGGCATCGCAGGCGGTCGTCTCTGCCCACTGCGCCCAGAGCGCCAACGCTTTCTTCTTCTGCCGGGCGCGGCCCTTCGGATCGGGAACGATGCCATAGCCGACCGTGTTTGATGCGATGGCCGATATCCCTCGCTCGGCATAAGGGTTGTTGCGGCGCATGTCGCGCGCACGGTCACGCAGAAGCATCTGACCCTTGCCAACTTCCGTGTTCGCATCGCTGCCGGATGTTCGCCAGCCGTCCGTGCGGCGCCCCTTGCTGGCGGCTTCGAAGCTGCGAAGGGCCTTTCTTGCTGCTGCTCGCCTCAATCCGGCGACAGGATTGAACGCGGAGACGATCGAGTCGGCGAGATTCATGGGCAGCACCGCCCGTCAACGCCGAAATTGTCGTGACATTCGCCGCCTTCGGTCACGTTATTGCAGCCGCGCGGGCCGTATCCCTTCGAAACAGAGGCGTAAGTCCGACTGCGTCCACGGGCATTTAGCCCCAGTTCGGTGGCCAAAAACCGGAGAATTCTCCACATGTCGTCAAGGCTCCGGTAGGTGACGGACTTATTCCCGCCTGGATGGGAGTAACTGACCGACTGCGCCCCTTCCATGATGGCGGCGCGCAGCTCAAGGTAGTTTTCCATTGTGATGGGTTGATAGTCAGTAATCGCCATTATCTGCGCCTTTTCCAGTAGTCAGACTTACGTCTAGTGGGCTTTTCGACACTTTCTTCCGATTCCTGGCGGTCGTCTATCCCTAGTGAATCTTCGATGTTTCGCCAGTTTTCTTCGGACCATGTGTCAATTCCGAGCAGGTTCGCAGCTGCTCTGTTGTAAATCGTACAGTCAAGGACCTCATTTCGCGCCCTGATTTTCATCCAGACCTGAACCTGCCTTCCCTTTTCCCGCTTGGTGACCATCTGTTCGGCGCACATCTGCTCAAAGAATTCTTGATCAAGTTCAGGAAAGTGAATGAAGCCCCGGCCCAGTGGCGCCTCCGGATGTTCAGGATCGAAAGTGTATTTAAGCTGCTGATACAGCTCTGCCTTTGCAACGTTCGTCGAGATAGTCCACAGCTTCCCTTGTCGCGCGGCTCGCTTGCCGTTTCCTTTGATCTGGATCGTCGTGGCGCTACTCACAAGGATTGAACCGTTGGGCTTCCCCTTTACAGCCATCACCGTGCCGGCCGGTTGCGAGGCGCACCAGTCGTAAACGGTCTGGGTCTGGTCGCCAGAGTCGACCGCCATGAGCGTCACGGGGACAGCTACGCCAGAACTTTCATGAGGGTAGAAGGATTCCCGCAAAGCCTTAAGCTTTTCCCACGGTCCGCCGGGCTTGCTGTTGTCGCTGGTGTCGCCGTGGAACTGCTGGTGATCGATAACCCAGCGCTCGAGGTTGCGCCCCCATGCATAGACAACCACTTCAATCCAACCATTCTCGCCGCCGCCGGGTCCACGCTGAACATCCGCCGCCGCGGTTACTACAAGGCCGCGCCGTGGAATAACGCCGAGCGGGTAGTCCTCGCGGCGGTCGTAAAGCTTTTCCCATTCCGGGGACTCGCCTTGCTCCTTCCAGGTCTCGGCCAGCTGGGTATTCAAAAACACCTTAAGAAGCTCGGGCGAACGCTGGGCGGCGACAAACTTAACTGCAAGCTTGCTTACTGTTTCCCATGGGCTGGCCAGCTTGTTGACTTTGAATCCTGCGTGACCCGCGAACGGCGCTGTTGCGATCCATCCTCTGTTTGGCAGGAAGCGGGTGGCCTTGATTGCGCGCTTTCTCTCGGTCTCAGACCAAGGTTTCGAGCAAGCCGGGCAATGGTAGAGCGCAAGATCTGGGCGCCCCTTCGGCCACTGGACGTCATGCCAAAGCATCTCGGCACGCTCCCCACAATGAGGGCACTGCGGGCAGAAGACCCGCTTGTCGCTCTCTTCGTAGGACATGGCGATCCGGCTTCCGTTGCCGTCTTCGTCCGGCTCGAGCGTTGGAGAACAAGTTCGGATTTGCTTCCAGTTCCAGAAGGTCGCGGCCCGCTCGCCGAGCACCGAGATCGGATCACCTTCGTCGCCTGCGCTGCCTGGGTACTTATCGACCTCGTCGCAAAGCACGATACGCACCGGTCGCATTGCCAGATCTCCGGGGGCGTTGGCGCCCACCATGGTCAAGTGACCTCCGGGGAATTGCTTGTGCAGAATGGTGTTTCCGCCTTCGCGTGACTTGTTCGCCGACAAGATGCCCTTCAAGACTGGGCTGTCACGAAACATCTTGGCCACACGGTCCTTGCTAAAGGCCTCGGCGATCTTGACGGTCGGCTGCATCACGATCATTGGCGCCGGATCTTGGTGTGTGAAGAATCCGATCGTGTTTAGGATCAGCTCGGTCTTCATGAACTGTGTGCAGCACATCACGGTAACGATATGGACCCGAGGATCCGTGATCGCTTCCATCGGCCCGCGCGCCGCTTCGACTCGAGAGGTTCGCCATTTGCCCGGCGTACTGGATGCTTCCGGCGATAGGTGCCGGTGGTCGTCTGCCCAGTCAGGCAGATTCAGGTCAGGCGGTGGCCGTAGAACCTGACGTGATTGCCGTAGTCGCTGTAAGAGCATGGGGGTCTGATAACTCGGTCAGGGCTTCATTTATGTGCTGATCTATCAGCTCTTGGACCTGAACCATGTCGGCGTCGCCGAACAGGTCGCAAAGCTCCGGGCCCAAAGTGATCTTGATCGCGCGCAGGCGTTTAGAAATTGCGGTGTATTCCTCTTCGACCTGTTTGGCCACGTCCTCGACAAGGACGTACTCCTTCGCCTCGACGCGGTAATCCAGTTCCGCCTGTAACGCTTTGAAGTGTTCGGCGCGGCGGCGTGAAACAAACGGATCAGGCAAGTCGTATTCGGCAACATCGGCGCCGGGCAGTGCTTTCTTAGGCGGGGGTAATTCTCCCTTTGCACTCTGCGCCTTCGCCTTTTCCTTTGTACCTGGCTGCGCTTTCAGCGGCTTGGTGCGCGCGGGAGCGAGCTTTCCATTTTTCGCCGTCGCGGCCTTTGTCTTATGCGGCTTCTCTGTGGGAGCGAACTCTTGCGGAATTGGTGCCGGCCCGCGAGCTCCGGTCTTCTGTCCGGCAAGATCCGGCCTCCCGTTGTTCTGGTGCCAAAGCTTTTCGCCCAACTCCTGATCAATCTCGACGCGGCCGGTGTCGGTCGTTCGTGTCGCCCCCGCCAGCCTTCCACGCTTCAGCGAGTTGCACACCGCCGGCGCCGAAACACCGACGATTGCAGCGAATTGCTTTTGCGTGATCCATCCCATATCGAACACCGTTAACTGGTCAGTGCCGCCAGCATACCTCAAATCAGTTAACTGTTAATTTCTCGAATATCTATAAAAACTGCGCGGCGCGAATAACCCGTGGCACCCACCCACCCCCAGAAGAACCTAACACGCCCCCTATTGGTGCGCCTGCCTGTGCCCGCCCGGCTTTGCTTGCTCACTTCTTCTCCTTTGCCCACTTGATAGCCTCGTCAATGGCTCTGCCGAAGTTTGCCTGATAGTTCTGTTCCATGGTCTGTGTGGCTATGTCGAAGAACTTCAGGCGGCTCTGGTAGGAAGGGGCTTTGGTGACGAAGACGAACACAGGCCTGATGCCGACGCCAAACACTGTCCCCTTCCGCTCCCATATCCCCCGGGTGTTGGCGATCTTGGCGATGAAGAAGCGCCTGGCGTTGCCTTTCTTCTTGGAACGCCGGGAGGATGTTGCGTTGGCGGTGGTGCCCGATACCGTTTCAGCTGCACCGAGGCCGGAAAGGATCTTGAGGGACAGCCCGCCCTTGACGTTGCCGAAGGCGTCCAACACGTCTTTGGTTGGGATGGCGTATTCGCCTGAGTCCATCAGGCCGCGGGCAATGAGCGCCTTTTCGAAACGCTTGTGTCCACGCGGGCCACCCTGCACCTGGGGTTGAAGGTACTTGTCCGCCGGTATGCCACTGGTGAAGGCGTCCTTGAACCAGACCCTGGCCGCTTGGTTCTTGGCATTGGCGCTCTTCACATACAGGGATTTGAGGGTGGTCTGGGTGACTCGGTCAAAGTCCTTGGTCACATGGTCGACGATGTTGCCCCTGATCTGGTAGGCGGTGATCGTCGCCGCGCGGGCCAGCGTCTTTGGAAGTTGCTTCTCTCCCAGTTCCCGCAACGCCCTGCTGAGCTGTTCGATGTTGCTGCTGGCCTTCACTTCGATCATGGCTCGAATCCTCTGCGGTTTCGGCCATGGTACTCGCGGACAAAAAAAAGCCCAGTTCAATGGCCGGGCTTTTCTCAACGCTTTGACTTGATCAGGTGTTCAAGGGCTCAGGCATCAAACCGGGAACCGGAATGCTGTTGAACACGAAGCCATTGCTTGCAGAGCGCATATCAGTCAGTTGGTTGCCCGTAATGGTCTGATCCTGCATTCGCCAATGGGCGAGGGTCAGTTCCATCTTCTGAATGGAGGCCATCGGCATTTCGCCGATAGACCTCATGGTGCGGGCGATGTAGTAACCAGGGCCTGAGGCGATCGCGCTGATCGAGAAACAGGACATGCAGGCCGCGAGGGCCAGACCGATGTAAATCGACAATCGTTTCATCATGTGGTGCTCCGTTGGTTTTTGGTTTTTCACGAAAGAGACCTGATCATAGATCAACGAGCAAAAAAAAGCCCCAGCCTTGCTTAAGGGTTGGGGCAATGCCTGACAGCTGTTGCTCTTGTGCAGATGGCCGGCGCTTATCTCCGGCTTGTTCCGCTCACCACGTCGGCGGTCTCGCGCAATTCAACTGCGGGTCAGTCGTCCTGCGGTCAGCGCATCAGCCTGCGCATTCATCTGCATCGGCAAAAAAACCTCCCTCGATTCGAACGAGGCAACCAACACGGCGGGGCGACACCTCTGTCAGTGTGGAGTTGAACCACTACCCCTGTGCTGCTGGCTGGTTTCCATTGCGAGGTTTCTTTCCGATGAAGACGTTCCGCATGTGCGGGCCCTTGGCGTTGGTTGGACTGGCAAGACCCAAAGGATTCGAACCCTGACCGCAAGGATTTGGAATCCCGCATGCTGCCGTTACAACAAGGTCTTTCTGTGTGGTTGCGGGAGGTGGAGTCGAACCACCGACATTCGGGGTATGAACCCGACGCTCTACCAACTGAGCTACCCCGCCAATTCGTGGCCCCGTATCGTGGGGCGATCGGCAGACCGGACCTGTAAGAGGCGTGACCAAGCGCTTCAAGGTCTGCTGCGTCGGAGATTATGGCCGGCAACTCCCCAAGTCAAGCTTCTTGACGATCGCGATCACGCAAGGCGAATCGGAAAACCGCTTGGTTATGTGGTGGTCAACGACCTGGCAGTCATCAACCCACACGACACGGGTGAACCCGTCTTCCACCGATTTGAGCACGTTTGAGCTATCCGGTTTTTTGTCAGGGACGATCTGCCCAAGCCTGGCCATCTCCTTTTTCTTTTTGCTCCATGACTCGGGGATAGGATAAAACATCTGGACGTTCATCTCGACGGGGCCGCGCATCGGTGGAATAGGCCCGCAAAAATGAAAGTCTCCATTCCGTACAGTCAGCATCGCTTCAAAAGTACACTTGCCCTCGTAATCGCGGGTTTCCTGCGGCATGTACTTCACCGCGTGCTTACCACGCTTTGCCACTCGAACCGATTGCTTTCCGAACGGGTCGCCGGGAATCAGGATGAAGATCTCGCTCACTCGACAACCTCCCGCGACTTCTGCTGCTCTGGCTGGGCATCGCCCCGGAGTGGCATCAGACTTTTTATCGAATACCCGTAAAGCTTCCCCTGGTAGTCGGCAACGTAAAAAGACTGTTTGAATTTTTTGATCTCGCCCTTGATCAGAACTGGCGTGCCTGCAAGATTAATTTCTATGACCTCAACGCACGACATAACAGGCACTTCGCCAAGATCGACCAAAGTTAGCGCCGGATCTCCAGGTTTTAAATTGCTCATGCCCCACCTCTCACAAAGAAGCCCATGGCGAACCAGAAGGCCGCCAAGCCCATCCAGCAAAGGACCTGAAGCAACCGGCGCTCGGCCTTGCTCGGCCGGATCCACTCGACGGTTGGCGGTGGTGCAAGAGGCTTGCAAAGCCGAACAGCGCAGGCGGTGCAGGTCCGCGGATTCCTCGGGTTTTCGTGCAGCTCGGAAGGCTCAAGCTTCACATGGCCGCAATGACCGCAGCAGAATTCGATCATCATTGGATCATCCCAGCGTTTTGAATTTTGTGGGTAAGGTGGCGCAGCTGGTGCTGGAGGCCGGATTGCGTTTTCTGGCTTGATCTGAGGTTGTTTGGCTGTCATGGCGTGCACACTCCCATGAAAAAGGCCGCGATCTTCACGCAGGCGCTGACGATTGAAGTCAGCAGCGCTGCGGTGATAATCGTGTATCCAATGCCGCTGGCGATCAGCGGCAATGCCTTATCGGTGAAATCAACGAACATCCTGAACAGGCTCATGGCGCCACCTTCAAGGCCGTTTTGCCGAGCGCACGCAAGGCGCGCTTGGCGATGCCGAATTCGCTGCGAACTTCCTTTCGGCGCTCAATCAGCGCCCAGGCAGCCAGGCAGTGCGGGCACTGGTAGATATCTTCAACGTGCTCACCATTGCCTTCAAGCTCAGCCCGTATTTCCCACGCATCAAGCTTGCGCTCCCGGTCATATTCGCCGCCGTCGTTCCAAGTCAACTGAAGGACCTGGTGAAGGTGATGCCGAACGCGTGACTCTTCCCAGAGCCGGTTGTAGTCCTCTTGGCTTGTGTAGCCATCAGAAAAAGTCCCAACGGAGCATTTTTTGTAGGCCTCAATCGTGATCGGGCATTTCTCGAGTTCCGCCACGATTCCCTTTTTGATCTGGCCCAGTTCGGCGGCGGCGCGCTCATGCCGGGCAAGCGCGGCGATTACCCTTTCGGCGAAAGTCTTCATTGGATCACCACTTTTGCGCCGGCGGCCTCGATCGCTTTAACGTAGGTGTTGTGCATGGACTTGGCCAGGGTCGTTACCAGTCGGCCGGCCTGCGGGTTCATCGGCGGCAGATGAACCACTACCGGATTGGCTTCTTCGATTTTTGCTGACCATTCCAACGCCGCGCAGAAGGTGCGGAAGTTCGTGGCCAGGTCTGGCAGGCGATAACCCTCCGCGGTTGCGTGCCGGTACTGGGCAAGCGTTTCCGCTGGAACGTCGTGGCGCTCGGCCCAGTTTTGTTCAAAAGCGATCTGGCGGTCAGACGGAAAGATCTGGTGAAATTCTTGTGAGGTCATGGCTGTATCTCCGCATCAATGGCTTCGTCGGCTTGTTCTTTTTGATTCGAGTGGCCACAAATACCGGCCTCTTCCAGGAATTAACCGTTCCCGTCACAAATCCACCGGTAGCGATTGGCGTCCTTTATCGCCGAATCCAGCGCCGGAAGGATCTCGCTTTTGAAAACCTGCATCGGGGAAGCAGGTCGAGCACCAGTGACGCCAAGCTTTTCTGCTACCCGGTAAAACGCATCGCCGTAGCCTGTTTTTGACAAGCTCCGCAACAAATCCCCTGATGCCTTGTTGGCCATCTTGAGGACATCGTTCTCTTCCAGGAGTCCGGTGATCTGGCGCGACATGGTGGACTTGAGCATGTGCATTTGCCCGATGGCCTGGCGCTGGTTGGCAATCAGCACTTTCTGGATGCTGATTCGTTCTTTCTGCTGGTCGACGATTTCTTGGGCCCGGGCACAATCACTATCGGCCATGGCCAACTTGCGATTGGCCTCGAAAAGTTCGTCGAAGAGCACGCGTTCACGGCAGCAGGCTTCGTGGGTCAACTTGACCTGATAGCGGTGCGCGTCGCCGTAGATTTCAACGCGACCCTCTGCATCTTCAACCCTTGCCTGAAGATACTTATTTACGTTTTCCAGTTGGTACAGGTGCTCACCAAGACGCTCTTGGAGTTCTGCGGTTAACTTGCGGTGCTTGCCTGCCTTCCGGATGCGGCTGACGCATTCGTACAGGGCGCGGCAGGTTTCTTCGGTTTTACTGGTCATTTCACAGGTCCTTTCGTTGGTCAAAACGGGATTGGCTCGGATAGCCAGTTTTCATAAGCCTGCTCGATGGTTAATCCATACCCCCAGCCCTCGAGCTGCGTTCCGGGGATGAAGCCTTGGCACTCAAACCATAGGCTGGTGAAGCCTGATCGCCTCTTAGGTCGAATTCTTGGTTTCATGGTCATATCTCGTCGAGTAGCGAGCTGGCCGAATAGCTGCGCTCTGGTTGCGGCTCTGGCTCTTCGTAGTCCTTGGACAGGTCGCTGAAGAGGCTGTACTTACCTTGGTACCTGACCTTTTGGTTAAAGGCCTCGAAGTCTCGCGCATCACTGCAGATGAATTCGGCCACGCCGCGAAACTCGGTGTTCTTGTTGTACACCTCGTCGCGGTAGACAAAGAAGATCGCGTCGGCGTCCTGCTCGATGCTTCCGGAGTCTCGAAGGTCGGAGGTGATAGGTCGCTTGTCCGGTCTGCGCTCGAGCTCCCTGTTCAGCTGTGAAAGCGCGATCACCGGCACATCCAGCTCCATCGCCAAGAGCTTGAGCGCTCGGGTGATCTCGCTTATCCGTTGCACAGTGCTTGCTCGAGCATCTTCTACATCGACCAGGCCAATGTGATCGACGTAAATTGCATCAAGCCCGTGCTTCATCTTGTGCCGGCGAGAAACAGAGCGAATACGGTTGATTGTCACACCGCGGCGGTCGTAGAGCTCCAGCCCTGAAGTGTTCAGCTCGGCCATGGTGTCGACCAGCTCTTTCGGGTGACTCTTCAGCGCTGATCCGTCTTTGAGAAGATTCAGAGGGATCCCGCCAAGCGAGGCCAGAGACTTGTCGATCAGCTGTTTCTGGGTCATTTCCTGGCTGAAAACCAATACCTGCTTTTTCTGCTTAACCGCCTGATGGTCTGCCCAGTTCATCGCTAGGGTGGTCTTACCCATCTTCGGACGGCCGGCAACGATGTAAAAGCCGCACCTTTTCAAGCCGCCGATCTTGGCGTCTAGCGCATCGATCCCTGTGCTCAGGCCGTCGATGGTCTTGCCAAGCGCTTCACGACGCTCAAGCTCTTCGAGGTAAGCCCCGAGTGCTTTGCTGATATGGACGGTCTCGGCCGCGTCCGAACCGGTGTTGATGGCGCTGACCTCGGCCTGTGCCTGGGCGATCTTGTCTTCGGCACTGCCGTCACCGTCGACGATCTCGCTGATGGTGTAGCAGGCGGCGACCAGTGCGCGATCAATGCTCCGGGCGATCACGGTCTGGGCGTAGGACTTGGCATTCGCGGCGCTCGGGGTGTTCTTGTGCAGCTCGGCGGTGTAGGCAAAGGCCGGCGATCCATCAAGCAGCTGGCCGATGTACTCGCCAACAGTCAGGAAGTCGATGTCCCGGTTACGGCCACGCAATGCCATGATCGCCTTGAACACGGCGCGGTTGTCGGCGAAGAAGAAATCGGTTTCCTTCAGATCAGCTGACAGGATGTCGATCAGCTCAGGCTTGATCAGCATGGCACCCAAGACGGCTTGCTCGGCTTCCTGGCTGTAGGGCTCTTTTCGATACGCTTGGTCACTCACAAATCACACTCCCAAAACACGCAGTACGTTTTCTTCACGGGTTACAAATTCAAGGTCTGCTTTCCAGCCTCGATCGTTCTCTCCACGCCAGTGAGCGTTTTTCTTGCACTCAGCAAAATACGTTTTCCAGAATTCGATGCCTCTGTCACGGAAAGGGAATCCGTTCCTGACCTTAAGTTCGTAGCACTTCCGAATATGGGTTTTACGTTTTGTACTCAAGACCTCAGCGCCCTTAAACACACCACCGCAAACTTCCTGATAGGCCGACATGATCTCGGCGTAAGGCGTTTCGTCTGCTTTTCGTGGCTTCCTTTCAGGACTATCCGGAACACCGTCATCGGCTCCGTCCGGTGACATATGCTTTTGATCTTCTTCTTGTATTTCTTGTACTTCTTTATTGTGGTGCGTTGCTGGTGCACTGCTGGTTACTTGCTGGTTCTTTGCTGGTGTTTCAGTTTGGTAGTGATCCCACTTAGTTATTGTAATTATTGAGAATTTCGACTCGGATTTGATGGTGATTTGCTGGAGTTTTTCAAGCACCTTTAGAGCGCTTCGGACAATATTCTCGCTAACACCTGTTTTCTCAGAGAATTTATGGCGCCCGAATACCAATTGTCCGGGTAATAACCTGACTACCTGCCTTCCTACGAGAATTTCCCCTTCCTTGTACGACGCTGCCATGAGCAGATGAACCCAAACAGCAAGGTACTCAGGCTTCGCCGCGATCGCGCTGGTGGCCAGCTTGCGAGAGAGCTTCACCCAGTTGCTCATCAGTCTTCCCCTAGCGCCACGAACTCACTGACCTTCATGTCGAAAGCTGCGGCCAGTTCCTCAACCGTGTTCATCGACGCGCTTCGGCTGTTCGCCAAGCGGCTCAGCCAGACCCGGCCGCAGCCCATTTTCTTTGCCATATCGACCTGCGTAACGCCGCGCTTCGCTAGGGCAACCTTGATGCTTTTACCTACGTTCATGCGCTGAACCTTGTGTCCGTTGATTTGCGCTGAATGTATCCGCTCGCGTTTGCATCGTCAACTTAAAATATTTGCTATCAGGTGTTGACGGCGATTCACCATCATCCTATAGTTCGTCTCACTTGATGGCGATACGCCGCAAAACGAACAACGGAGCAAGACGAGATGAGATCAAGATTTGTCGCCTGTTTTGAAGCCATCATCAACCCATGGGATGCACAAGAAAAAATTGAGGCCCTTACTGATGAATTCAAAAAATTGAACTCAACCCCTAATACGAAGGCTTTCATGCATGCCTTGATTCGCGACGGGGTACAGGTGGTGCAAGTCTACGCAATAGAGCCAGACCACTCCCTTCACTAGGCTGTATCGATGAAGTCAGCCCCTTAACTGGGGCTTTGCCAGTACCAGGCTTTGCCCGGCTCGCTCTTTAACAATCAGACGTTTGAAGCCAAGGTCGGAATGGTCTTGATGCTTCGGGGGTGGCAGATAACCACACCGGGGACATCGTATGAACCACGGAGCCGAGGCTGGATAACGGGGAGGTTTGTATGTGACCCGTGTTGCTAAATCAACACTACTGATGGCCGTTCGAGGTTGAGCGGTCATCGGAGTGACCACACCAACAGATGGAGACTGACATGAAATTGAAACTCGCTTTGATGCTGTGCCTGGCTTCCTGCTCGGCACCGCTGTTGGCCAGCCAAGCCGACGCCGTGAAAGCCACCGCAGCCCAGCGCTGCGTGATGCTCGCCGACTACGCCCAAGATGTTGCAGAGATGCGGGATCTGGGCATGCCGCTCAAGGAAATCAAGGAACACAACGCCGAGCGCTACGCCAACAACATTTTGGACGCCTACAACATCGCCGCCGGCATGGCTTACAAGCACTCGGAATTGGCCCCGGCTCAAGTTCGCGAAGGCCTGCTGACTGGTTGCATGCACACCGTCAATGCTGAAGCGGAACGGAGGCAGATGTGACCGGGTTCAGCGGGGAGGCCCGTAAGCACTTCGACTTCCTGCTCAAGGTCGGGATGCAATCCCAGCAGGCCGAGCTGGCAGAGATTAGCTTTGCCGAGGCGACTGGGCTGGTGAAGTACCCGTATCTCGCCGAGCAGATCACCATTTCCGAATATGACGGCCTGATCGCTGAAGTTGCAGCGGCCCGCCAGAATCGGTTTTCGACCCTGATTCAAAACTTCAGCAGGTCTTAGCATGAAAGTGCAAATCATCAAAAGGCAGATAGCCGGGATCATCACGGCGCTGCAGAACATGGGTTTCCGGGACATGAGCCAAGTCGTCTGGCTGCGCTCACCGGTTCGAATTAACGGCGTATGGCGTGCGGAGGTTTCGGTATGAATGTCGATTGGGATGAAGCGCCACAAGGCGCAGAAGCGGGCCACCCGGGTGGAGAAGGTCTTTTCCCGGCTTGGTTCCGAAAAGATACTGCTGGGCTGGTTGAACAGATTTGCCCGGCCGCAGGCATCAACACTTGGACCTGGATGGGCGGCCGCAAAGATTTCCCTGTCGGATCGGTACTCAGGCCGCCAATTCTTATGGCTCACTATGGTCAACTTTCGGCGTCGTCGGCAGGCTTCGATTTGATTACCTGCCACGAAGGCTTGATCAGTTCCATAAAAAATTTCGCCTCAACTGGAAAAAATATTGAGGCTTTCGGATATCTCTTTGGTGTTATTGATTTTCACCACCGCCTTGGTTTTTCCGGCCGCGCGCGCCTTCGGCAGGTCAGCGTCCCATCATCGCCAGCATGGAATGGTGAAGGACTTCCACCGGCTGGCACTCATTGCATTTTTACCCCGATTGGTGCAAGCCTCGGATTCAAAGTGGAAATAATCGCCCACTTCGACGCTGGTGAAAAAATGGTTGCGGTTTATGTGCCTTTGACGGGTGCACGTAAAGCTAAACAGGCAATTGCTGAATGTTTTAAACCGATCAAGTCGGATGATCAGATCGCCGCAGAGCAGCGCCTAAACAAAGCTATCGAGCTTTACGGCGCCGTCATGGATCACAGCGGCACATCCTTCAAATCGCTCCCGGCCGCACGCCAAGAGCACTACCTAAGCCTGATCGATAAGGGCTGGCAGAAGGTGGACCGTGCGTAGCCGGCGGGCACGTCGCGAAGACCTGGCGCTTACCGGGCTCGCTATTGCCGCGATTATCTTCGGAACCTGGATGGGGTGGTGGTGATGGAAACAGCAAACGAAAGACTTGGTCCGGTGAAGGAACAGCTCTTGCAGATCGGCAATACCAATCCCACTGTTCGGCGCGGTTTAGACCTTCACCGGTATAACCGCGTTGAATACGTCGAAATGCTTGAGCTTCTGGTCGTGACACTTGCCCAACAGAATGAGCAGATGCAGGAGACGCTTGTTCAGCAAGCGATGCGCGCGCCGACCCTTGTTCACTGGCCGCGGTCATGAAAGACCTGACCGATATTCAGGCCGAGTTATGCCACGCCCGCCAAAGCAACCGAAAGATGGTGACCTTGCACGTCGATGATGTTCAGTCGCTCGTATCCAAGGCGCAGGAGCTTCTGGCGGTTCAATCCATGGTTCCGGCCCGCGTCGGCTACTGCCGGCCGGAAGACCTACACGCGCTGATGGATGCGGAGAAGTTCGTTATCCCGATGCGCCGCAAGAAGGGCAAGTCCTACACGGTGACCATGTTGGCGAACTGGATCCCGCCAAAGCCACCGTATCAACCACCGACGGAGTGACCAAGCAATGATCAAATGGCAACCTATCGAAATCGCGCCAAGGGACGGAAGGGCAGTTCTCGTAATGCGGGACATCTGGCCCGGCACCCAAAGCGGTCGAGCCGAAACCTGCAACGATCACAACACGTATGTGGCGCAGTGGTGGTCGGACGAGCCTGATGGTGATGGCGGCAAAGGCGCGTGGATGTGCTACATGGACACGACGCAAGAGCCACGCTGCCCGGTCGAGCCAACGCACTGGATGGCACTTCCACCGCCACCCGTAGAAACTGAATCGGATCCAGATTTTTTCGAATCTCTTGCCCGGTTTCGCGAAGCTTTCGTTATTGCTGTCGGAGATAAATCGCCGTTCGCAAAGTGCGCATTGGCTGAATTAGATGCTGCCATCGCCAATTCAAGAGGTGATTAATGATCCTTCAAACAGGAACCCAACCAGATCGCGCAACGTACCTCGGCGGATCCGATGTCGCCGCGATCCTCGGCATCAGCCCATGGCGAACGGCGCTTGATGTCTACTTCGATAAAGTCGAAGGCAGCAAGCCAATCACCGACCCGGGCAAGCTGAAGATCCTGGAGCGCGGCAAGCGCCTCGAACCTTACGTCCTCGACATGCTTTGCGAGGAAAAGAAGATCGAGCTAATCGGTCGAAACAATCGTTACACCCACGGCGTGCATGGCTTTCTTGCCGCCGAGATCGATGCCGAGACCAGCGACGGGCGCAACGTCGAAGCCAAGACGACGGCAGACTTTTACGACCGTGCACAGTGGGGCGAAGAGCACACCGACAGCATTCCGGTTTACTACACCGCCCAATGCATGCACGGGATGATGATCAAGCCGGCGCCTTCCTGCCTGTTGCCGGTGATGCTCGGGATCGATGACTTCCGCATTTACGAAGTCCAGCGCGATGACGAGCTGATCGAAAAGATCCAGGCCAAAGAGGTCGAGTTCTGGGATCGCATCCAGCGCCGCGACCCGCCGCCGGCCACTAAGGTCAGCGACATCTTCCGCCTGTTCGAGCGCGACCAAGGAACATCGATCGAGGTTGGCGATGACATCGCTGATCTGGTCAAAAAAGTGAAGTTCCTGAAATCTCAGCTGAAGCTGAAGAAGTCAGACCTTGATGATCTTGAAGAAAAGCTGAAGCTGGTTTTCATGGAACATCAGGTTATGACGCACAAGGGCAGGCAGCTGGCTTCGTGGAAGTCGCAAGGCAATTCAAGTTTTATGATTGATGCCTTCCGCGACAAGCACCCGGCCATCTGCGAGAAATTCACCAAGCGCGGCACCCAGCGGGTGCTTCGGATTAAATAGCGAGGAAGACCATGTCGACCAACCAACTCCGCGAAGCCGCATCCGGCGGCAAGCAACTTTCACCCACCACCCAGTTCAGCAACTTCATGGACTCGCTCAAGGGTCAGCTGGCTCTGGCCTTGCCCAAGCACCTGACAGCCGACCGCATGGCCCGGCTTGCGCTGACGGCGTTCAGCAGTTCGACCCAGATGCAGCGGTGCACTCACAAGAGCATTGCCGCTTCGATCATGACCGCCGCCCAGCTCGGTCTTGAGCCTGGCGTAAACGGTGCCGGCTACCTGATCCCGTACAAGGACACCTGCACCTTCGTTCCTGGCTGGAAGGGTCTGGTCGATCTGGTATCGCGCAGCGGTCGCGGCACCGTGTACACCGGCGTGATCTTCAGCGATCAGAAGTACACCTTCACGGACGGCGCAAAGCGGGATCTGGTCATCCACAACGAAACCGACCTCGAGGACCCGAACGAGATCACCCACGCTTTTGCGATCGGCTGGGTGCAGGGCGCTTCGATGCCGATCATCGAGCTCTGGCGGGTGACCAAGATTCGCAAGCACCGTGACAAGTACAACAAGCAGGGCCAGAAGCATTACAGCTTCAGTAACTGGGAGATGTACTGCCGGAAAATCCCGTTGCTTCAGGTTCTGAAGTACATGCCGTGCTCTGTCGAAGTCAACGCCGCCATTCAGGTCAGCAACGCCGCCGAGGAAGGCCGCGGCGCCATTATCGAAAACGGTTTTGTGATTGACCTGGAGCCGAACGATTCTGGCGTCCACGAACAAGCGGCCACAGAAGCCAAGGAGGTAAACAAGCAGACCGGCGAGATCACCGACAAGGAGCCCGAAGCCGAAAAGGCCGGCGGAGACTTTGAAGTAAACATGGACTGACCCGGCGTGGCCGTTGACGACATAGGCGCGACCCTCACCGGCCGCGCGCTGTTCCTCTCAACCCTGGCGCTTGCCGAGTTAAACGCCGGCAACCAATGGGAAATCGACTTCACCAACGACATGCGCAATCGCTTCGAAATTGAAGGCGATCGACTTGTCATGACCACGTTGCAACAAACCACCCTACGCCGGATAGCCGGCATTTCTCGAAGGAATTGGACCATATGAACCTTGCACAAAAAGCGGTACTTGACGCGGCAAAAGCCAACGGCCTTACCCCGATGGAGCAGTCTGCCGAGTTCATGCTTCACGATTTGGTACAGGCCTGCATCGATAGTCTTCGCCAGCAGACCAAGCCTTACAACGACCTGGGCCAGCAACAACAGGACGCTGTGATTTCCACGCTGCAAAGCACATTGAAAAAAACAGTCTTTACTGCTGCGCAAATTCTGCTGGGCGCCGAAGTGATCCAGGTCCCGATGATCCTTACCGGGTTCACTGCCAAGAAAGAAATCCAGATCACAGGCGTTATCGAAAGCGACCACCCAGGCCGATTGCAGCTGATGGACAAAGCGCACTTAAAAGCAAAAGTGGTTGTCTTGCTGCAGGATATGGACTACTTCGGCGGTCTGGACAACATCCAGTCGGACAAGGATCAGAAGCCGCTCGACCTGGATGGCACAACTTCGCAGGGCAAGAAGGCCGGATCCGGTAAGGGCAAAGCCGATAAGCCTGAAAATAAAATCGAGGTTGCGCCAAAGATGCTGATCGATGCGCGCGAGTTCATCATTCTTCAGCAGAACACCACGGTGGCCGGCTTGCAGAATTACCTGCACTGCGACCGTACCAAGGCTGAGCACATTCACTCGCTGATGGAAGAAGAAGGCGTGCTTACCGCCAAGGACGCAAGCGGCATGCGTCAGCTGATTCGCACGGGTAGCGGCAATGACCTCGACGTCGAAGGCAGCACCGCCGGCGAATCTTCTGGCAAAGAGCTCAGCGGTGAAGACACCCCCGTCGCGCTGACCGACGAGATCTATTTCGCAATTCGCGAAACAGTCGTTAAACGCCAGTCGGTTTCGGTCGGCGTGCTGATGGTTGATCACGCCTTGCCGGAAGAAACAGTGCTCGACGCCATCGAGCGCCTTGAGCTGGACGAAGTGGTAAGCCCTGAAGACGACATGGGCGGTCGCCAAGTTCTGATCCCTGCCGCGGCTGAGTAACGACAAACCAACCACGCGGCGCCCTGACCCGGCGCCGCTTCTGCAAGGACCTGACATGCAAGTAATTCTCTTCGATACCGAGACCACCGGCACAGACCCAGAGGTCGATCAAATCATTGAGGCGGCCTGGCTCGAGCTTCCGCCAACGCCTGGCGAGTTCCACGATGTCCCGAACGCCAAGGCATTTCCGTTCTACCACCAGCGATTTAAGCCGAGCTGCTCTATCGGTTTGGGCGCTCAGGCGGTGCACCACATCCTCCACCAAGACTTGGCTGGCTGCCCGGACAGCAAGACGTTCAAGATCCCGAAGACGGTTGATTTTATGGTTGGCCACAAAATCTACTTCGACCATCTCATGGCTGGCGAGCCAAAGGTTGACCTTATTTGCACGCTTGCCATGAGCCGCTATCTGTTCCCCGACAAGGACAGTCACACCCAGTCAGCCATGCTCTACCTGATAGGCCGGCGCAGCGCCAAAGAGTCACGCATCCGCGACCTTCTCCGCGGTGCCCACGCGGCGCTTGACGACGTTCGAAACTGCTCGATCCTGCTGCGATTCCTGCTCACTGAAGCGGCGACCCGCGGCATTCCTGTCGGGACATGGGACGAAGTTCACAAGCTCAGCGAGATCGCTCGCATCCCTACGGTGATGGGCTTCGGCAAGCACAAAGGCGATGCGATCCAAGACGTTCCATCGTCTTACGTTCGCTGGTACCGCGGTCAAGCCGAGACCGATCCCTATTACCTCGAAGCCTTCAAGCGCGCCGGCTTCTAATCGACCACCACGAAAGGACCTGTTATGCACATCAAGACGATTCAGATCAGCAACGTTCTTGGCCTTGCTCGGGCCGACCTCCTGTTCACCACGCCGATCATGGTTATCTCAGGACCGAACGAAGCCGGAAAGTCATCGATCGCCGACGCCATCAGCATGGCCATCCTTGGCAAGCCTCGCCGGGTCGACCTCAAGAAAGACCTGGGCCAGCTGCTGCACGACGGCGCGGCTAAAGGTCGGGTAACCATCACCGATGGCGCCGGCGAACCGCTGGGCGACTTCAAGTTGCCGAAAGGCGATCATCTGGTTTCGAACGAAATCAAGGGCGCGCAATACCTGCCGTATGTTTTGGAGCCTGCGCTTTTTGCTCAGATCTCCCAGGCCGACCGCCGCAAGATGCTGTTCAGCCTGACGGGTTGCAAGGTCAGCGCCGACAACACTGAAGCAATGCTTATCAAGTGCGGCGCCTCGCCGGAGATGGCCGCGGCGATCAAGCCGTCATTGGCCGGTGGTTTTGTCGCGGCGCAGAAGGACGCAGCCGAGCGCGCTACGCAAGCCAAAGGCGCCTTCCGCGCTGTGACCGGGATGAACTGGGGCGCCAATCAGGCAGAGGGATGGAAACAGGAAATTCCGAACGGCCCAGCGGCCGACCCGGCGGCTATCAAGACCGCCGAAGAAAAGCTTGCCAAGACCCAGGCCGATATCGAAAACGGAAACCGCCACATCGGCAACCTTGAGCAGCGCCGCGCGGATGCGGTGTCTATCGCGGCCAAGCGCCAAGAGCTTGAGGCTTTGGCCGCAACTCTGAAGCGCGCAACGGCTAAGCGCACAGCAACGGAAGCCGACCTGAACAAGTGGCTTCCGGTTGTCGAGCGCCTTACCGGCGAGCTGAAGATCGCGAAGACCGGTTCTGTTCCGGTCGCGTGCCCTTGCTGCCAGGCAGATCTGGTCATCAGCGGCAACACGCTTTCGAAGTTTGAAGGCGCCAAGGCCGACCCGGCCAAAGCCGCTCAGATCGCGCAGGAGCTTCGCAAGGCTGAAGAAGCCGTAACGCTATACAAGAGCACCCTCGCGAACGACCAGCGGGCCATCGCCGCAGCCGAAAACGCAAACAACGAGCTGGGCATCCTGCAAAGTGAAGTAGAGCCGGTCACGGACGAACAAATCGAGGCCGCCAATGAAGCCTTGATCAAGCTCCGCCAGAACGCCGCCGCCTACCGCGCCCAGATCGAGGCGCTTACCGAACGGCAAAAGCTGGTTGATGGCGCAGCGGAGGCCGAGAAGAAAGCCGCCCAGAACCACGAAGACGTCAAGGCTTGGCAGGTTATCGCTGAAGCGCTGTCACCAAACGGGATCCCCGCGGAAATCCTCGGCTCCGCATTGGCGCCGGTGAATGATGCGCTAGCCATCCTTTCGCGCTTGTCCGGCTGGAAGTCGGTGGTAATTCGCGAGGACATGGAAATCGTCTATGGCGATCGCCTATACGGCCTATGCAGTGAGTCGGCGAAGTGGCGGGCTGACTGCCTGCTGGCGCTGGCAATCGCTCAGATCAGTGAACTTAAGCTGATCGTCCTCGACCGCTTCGACGTGCTCGACAGCAGAAGTCGACCGCAGATGCTCGACATGTTGAAAGATCTGGCCAGGCTCGGCGCCATGGAAACCATGATCGTCTGCGGGACTATGAAGGAGATGCCGTCACCGAAAGCTCTTGGGCCGGAAGTCACCGGTGTCTGGATCGCCAAGGCCATCGCCGAAACCAACCCTCAATAACCAAGGTGCCAACTGTGACGGCGTACTACAACGAGTTTGACCCCTACGCCGCCCAGTGGCTGCGCAACCTGATAGATGCCGGGCATATCGCGCCCGGCGTCGTCGACGAAAGGAGTATTGAAGATGTCATCCCGAGCGACCTTAAAGATTTCACACAGTGCCACTTCTTCGCTGGAGTTGGAGTTTGGTCCCTCGCTCTTCGTCGCGCAGGATGGCCGGACGATCGACCAGTCTGGACAGGAAGTTGCCCATGCCAGCCTTTCAGCGCGGCAGGCGCTGGAGCTGGGTTTGCGGACCCAAGACACCTTTGGCCAACTTTTGCCTGGCTCATCAAGCAGTGCAGGCCTCCAGTCATCTTTGGAGAGCAGGTTGCGAGCAAGGCTGTCGAGCCTTGGGTCGACCTTGTACACGCTGACATGGAAGCCATGGAATACGCCTTCGGGGCCATCCCGTTTCCGTCTGCGGGCGTCGGTGCGCCGCATATCAGAGACCGCCTGTTCTGGGTGGCCGACAGTCACGGCGGCGGATGCGAACCGAGGAGCGAAGGACGCAAGGCCGTGGGATACAGGGCGACCGCTCAATCAAATCGTGGCGCTGGCGGGTTGGCCAACGCCAATGGCCGGAACTCCGGCGCAGAACGGAAACAACGCAGCGGGCAACAACGACAGCAGTCGGAAGACAGTGGAAGTAGTGAATTGGTCGGGCTGGGCGACACCCAAGGCGTGCGACGGGAAGGGGAGCGCTTACGAGCCGGAGCCGGACTGCAAGCGGGTGGAGCTGCGCAAGCAGGTGATCTTATGCAGCCCGGCCCGGTTAACGGATTCTGGCGAACTGCTGACTGGCTTGGATGCAGGGATGACAAGTGGCGGCCAGTTGAACCCGGCACATTCCCGCTGGCTAATGGGGATCCCTCAAGAGTGGGACGACTGCGCGCCTACGGAAACGCCATCAACGCTGAAGCGGCGAAAGAGTTCGTAGCTGCTTATCTAGAAATAAAAACCCACGAATAACCAGAAGTCCGCCGCCAGTCGGCGGGCAAGGAATCCCCATGTCAGAACTGAAAATCCTTGCAGCGGAAGCGGCTCTGCAGAAGATGGCGCAAGGCTCCTGCTTCAACATTTGCACGATCCAAACGATTGTCCAGATGCTCGACATCAAGCCAGACCGGGAGGCCATGGCTATTTTGTCCACGCTCCATTGTGTGGACTACAACCAGATGCGCCCCGAGCTTTTGCAGGCGCTTCCCGAATTGATCGCAACCGTTCTCAAATCACCATCCTTCGACGCTTTCCGCCTGAACATTATCGCGGATGGGAAAGCGCTGCAGATCGTCAAAAATTAAACCGGTGCCGCAATCGAGCGGCAACAGACAGGAAAAAGACCATGGCCCATGATTCCCGCACCGCCCCGAAGTTCGTTGTCCGCTACGCCAGCCCTGAGCAGCGCGACGCTGTAGCCGCCGCCGCAGAAGACAAGCACATCGCAATCAACTCGTTCATCTGCCAGGCCATTGACGAAAAGCTGGCCCGTGGCGCGGCGATGGACCTTGTCATCGAGATTGCCCATCAGCGAATGGTCGAGCCGTGAAACCCCGAAACCCTGTATACCCCGGCGGCCCGCCACTTGATCCGCCGGACGAAGACCCGCTTATTCCATGCAAGCGCTGCAAGAAAGCAAGCGAGCGCCGTGAATGGATCGTAAACCACTGGCACTGCCCCGGCTGTCACGAAGAAGACGCGGCCGGGATTACTGAAGAGGATTGAACATGGACAACAAGCAGCTCCAAATTCTTGCACTGATCATGGCGGCAAATGCTCGGGTGTTCGGCATGCAGGCAGCCAACCTGCAGCGCGCTGTTCAAGGTGACTCGGTGATGTACAGCGAGGATCACTTTTTGGCTGAGGCTCAGCATCTCGAAGATCTCTCGGTTCAGGCGCTCAACTCATGAGCGCCCTCTACGCCGCCATAACCTGGCTGGCAATCATCACCCTCGCCATCTACGGCATCAGTCTTTACGGCGCACACCTGGCCAAGCTTCGCGATCAGCGGGCAGCGGACGGGGTTAACTGGAGCATGACCGCATGAACCTTATCGAACTGATCCAATCCCGGCGCATCGCGCTGACTCCTGAGTATGACGCCGGCTGGACTGCCGAGGTCTACGACGACTGCGAAAGCCCGCTGTACGTCGGTCACGGCTTTACCATCGACGAGGCCATCACTGATGCGCTCGGCCCCGTCGCGGGTGATCACGAATGGCCACCTACCTCTTCGCTATCCTCGGCCTAGCGCTCCACACCGGCTGGCCGCAACTTATTCAAGGGTGCATGTCATGAGTGAAGTGAAACGAGATGTCTGCCACGCGTGCGTAAGTTTGCCGCGTGAGGCTCACTGCCCTATCTGCGATCCAGATATGGGCTGGCGCAAAGAACTCGACGCCCAACGCCTGCGCGCCGATACGGCTGAGGCTGATCTGAAACAACTTCTGCACACGAGCGTTAAGGAAGAAGTTTTTGACGCCGTATGCAAAGACCGCGACCAGTTGAAAGGCATTGCTAGCGCTTACATCGCGTCGGACGGCGAAAAGGATTTGCGGCTTGCCGCCGCCGAGCAGCGCATTGCGGACGCACTCCAGCTCCTCGCCGAAACATCGAAAGCGATTCTTCATCATCAGGCAAATCAGCCAATGTCACATCGACTTGAAGGTTTGCTCACAAAGGCGCGCGCGAAGGTTGATCGCTATCTGAAATCCGCCGCCCTCAACCCCAACCCCGAGGCAGAAAGTCATGAGTAAGACCGCGTTTCTCAAGGAGAAAACCGACTCCGAATGTCGACAGCTTGCTGCGCATTATTGGCATCGGGCGAACAAGGCCGAGAAAGAGCGCGACGAGATCAAGAAAGAAATCGACAAAATCCGCGCTGAAAACCAACGGCTTATCAGCCTGGCACACGAAATGATCGAGGACTGACCATGACCAATAACCCAACGATTGATGGCGTGTCGCTGCTGCCATGTCCGTTCTGCGGCAAAGCGCCAGAGTTAACAAAGCATTTCCGCGACGAGAGCTACAGCTTCATGCATCGCTGCTCTGTACTTGGCCCGATAAGCATGGGCTTCCGCGAAGATCCTAAATGCCACGAAGCCGTATGGAATACTCGCATTGAATCGCCAGAAGTAGCCGCCCTGCAATCCACCATCGCCCAGCTCGAAGACAAGCTGAACAAGGCGATAGACCTGGACTTCCAGCGGCGCGAAACGATTGAGCAGCTACAGGCGCGGATCGCCGAGCTGGAGAGTGGCCGGGGGGAGCCGGTGGCTTATGGCTGTTTTGGGATAGAGATAAACGGTGATTCTTGTGATTTCGTGACAATTGAAAGTCCGGCGGCACAAACAGAAAAATCTGAAAAAATGATGAAAGACGGCACAGGCATGCTACTGGTTGCAAGCACGCCGCTGTTCACCGCCCCGCCAGCGCCGGTCGCGGTTGTGCTGCCTTCCCCGCAAGAACTGCAGGTTCTGATTTCTAAAGCAGCTCGACAGGCCGATCTCACATCCGGCGCCAATTACTTCACGGCTGCCGAATTCGCAGCTATTGCAGTCATAGACGCCACCGCTGCGCTGAATGAAAAACCAACGCAATAAAAAAGGCCCCGCAATGGGGCCTTCGCTTTTCCTTCCTGAATCATCAACCCCTATTGTTTCAAGGTTGCATCCCGGACCCGGTCGTATTGAGCTTCACACCGGAGGGCCCGGTTATAGGAATCATCAGCCGCTGCCTCCACTTGTTGTTTTGCTGCTCTGCACTCTTCAAACAAGTCGGTAAGCACCATGGCGGCCTTGGTAGCTGTCTGGCCTCGCTGTTCAGCGGAGGTATCGCAACTGGCTGCAGCGGCGTAGGCGGTTGCTGTGTCGCGCAAGCTGACAGCAGAAACGTCAGCGGAAGCAAGATCAGCATGAGTTTTTGCGTCTTCATCTGGCACCCTTGCGCGGAGCTCGTCGGCGATTGATTGAAGTTCGGATTCTTTGGCGCGTGCCTGCTCGCTTGATTCGGCGTAGGCGCGATCGTAGGTAGAGCGTAGTCCGGATAGATCGGCGTCAGCCTGCCAGCCTCGAGCAGTCCAGGCACCTGTGGCGCCGATCAAAACGCCGATGGCCAACGCAACACCGCCGAGCAGAAGGGTCGACTTCAGGTCGAAGATCATTGCAGGGCTCTGCGGACGCCTTCGGCAATCACCGCCGGCGCGTAAGGCGCATATCCGTTTTCGTGCTGGATTATGGCGGTGACCAGGGCGGTCAGTGTTTTCTGGTCCTTGATCTCGATAGGCTGGAAGGTATCAACGCCGAGGGCCTTTGCCACTGCCTTCGCGTAAGCGCTGGTGTTGTTCTCGACGCTTGGTGCCCAGCGATTTATGACCTCCACCACGGTGTCGATTCCGGGTCGTCCTACGCCAGGCATCCCATCCTTGCCGCGGTAGTTAATCAGCAGTTTGCCCAGCGCGCGGATTCCATTCTCTGGCGTATCGAACTTGGCGAACCGAGGTGTCGAGCTTCCGACCTTGTCTTCGAGGCCGAGCTGTCCTTGCCAGTCGTTGCGCTTGTTGTAGTCGATGTTTCCGGGGTTGTTATTGCGCACACCGCGCGAAGGAGTAGGCATAGCAGATCACCTGTAGAAGAATCTGAGAGGGCGGGACATGTTTCCCTTGCTGTAGACGCATATAACCGCCAGCGAGAAGACCAGGCCCATTACCCAGGGTTGGGTTGTGAATACCATGCTGCGCCACTCGGTGACCACCTGAAAAGCGGCAGCGCCTGAGCACCCGCCTATGATGATCGCCAGCACCGTAGGCATAAGGCGCGAACGGTGCCCGCTTGTGTAGGCGACGATGGACCAAATCGTCACAATGTGAAGGGTCAGGCGAGTCCCTAGAATAACCTCGCCGTAGAAGGTCCAGTCATTTAGGTTCATCGGAGTTCCTCGATTTAAGGAAGGGCACCCGGTCTACTATCCACTCAACCCAAAAAGGCACTGGGCCATTATTCGCAACCATCAGGTTAATAACGCCGAATACAGTGGCCGCCATTGCAGCAGCGGTGACCGCAGAAACCATCGTCCAGTTTGACCAATGTTCGGTCTTCGACACTGCATCGCCTACTGAATATCCCCAACCCCAAGAAAAGGCTAAAAGTGCGGTTTTACGCAAAACAGGTCGCTTGTCCGGATCCGGGAACGACAGGAAAAAGAAGCATCCAAAAGCCGCCCCGCATGCAGCTCCCGGATGCAATCCCTGAAGAACCGAAACGATCACCCAGCCGAAGTATGTGGTCATTGCGGAAACGCTGGGCTCATTCATCGACCGTTGTCCTTTTATTTCTAAATTGGCTCAGGATTCAGACCCGAAAGGAAACCGGTCTTTTATTTCCAGAACCTTGGCGCGCCATTTGGCTTCCGATTCTGGAAGAAGATCATACTGCCACTCCATATACAAAGGGTCAGATTCCATACGAAAGGCTGATCGTCTTTGCTCTGCAACCTGCTCGTCGGTGATTGGGGCCATCGCTGGCGCGTCAACAAGAGTCGGCTGCCCGTCGACATCAGGAACAATTACCTTACCAGGCGCCCTTTTCCTCACGACCTCGTCGTATTTATCTTCGGTAACCTGGACGGCGTCACTTGGGAAGTTTTTATAGTTTTCCGGCTCGTCATAAAAACCCCCGGTTGATGGACTGTAAAACATGATGAATCCCTCCAATTAGAACCCGAGTGAAATGTACTTTGCAGTAACACCGCTGATGGGTGCACCGGTAGATCCTACCGATGCAAACCATTGGATACTTGTGGTGTCCAGCGATGCCAGTTCAGAAACAATGTTCTGTCTTGAGCCTGCTTGTTTGATAATTACGGCAGATAGCTGGGAGTTAGGGAAGACGATAGGCAGCGTCGTAGTAGAAAGACCACTTGCGTCAGTACCGTTGGTGAGCCCCCACTGGATAATAATTTCTCGCCTTACGCCAGATGTTTTATCCCGGAAAGGGATTTTTACATAATCGTTAATGCCGACACCGCCAGTACCAGTCATGAGCAGATAAATCGACGTCAATACCTGGGTGTTTAGACCTTTCACGGGTGCAACAGAGGCTGCTGACAAAACGCTCATCAGCTCCTCCTGGATGCTGTTCAGCCAGTCAGCCGTAACAATTGTGGCCTGCACGCCAGCAGTTGGGGAACCCTCAGTGAACTTGTTATCTACCGTTGCCGATGGAACGTCGATTCTAAACATTATATTCCCCTTAAAAATCTGTCAGGTAAGTGATGCTGTACTGGATTACAGACCCGTTTCCGACTACCGGATCCCCGTTCGCACCAGTGACAAAAGCAACCTCTGTAGAGCTCGACTGGTATCCGATGACTGGGGCTCCATTGGTATTTTCTCGGCCAACGGCAATCAATGGGCAGTTACCCGCTCGAGGCGCCTTTGGCAGCGCCACCTTAAATCCAAGGCCTGTTCCTTTCGTGGTTACTGTGGTGGTACCGCGACACGTAATTTCTCGGCCTTTCTGATACATGATCCCGGTAGACGTGGATGCAGTCCATGAGTTTTGGACAGGGGCGGCAACAGGAGTCCAGGCAAGCAAAGACTCTGGGACGTTATCGGCAGCAAACACGTTGGTGCATGTAGCCGCATCAAAAAGGAAGTTTTTGTTGTTGCTTAGGTTTTTGTTCCCGCTGATTGTGAGCTGGGCAGAACCTGTTTTCGCAATGTAGGAAGCGCGAGTTGTGCCAGCGTTATAGGCGCAGTCAACAAGCTTGTTGTCGCTCATATCAATTCGGCCAATAGTGGCCGAGGTTGGGTTTATTAAAACAACTTCTTTTGCAATATTCTTGAAGTGGTTGTGTTGCATTTCGAGATCAAAGAATGAGGCGGCGCCGTTTACGTTGCTTTCAGGTGAGTAAATGCCATAACTGACGCTGTCTGTAAGACAGTTCTCGTCAAGCTTCAGTCCTTGGCATGCAAGCATTCTAATGCATGACGCCGGGGTAAGCGCCTCGCTAGAAGGGGCAGCAATGCTGTTTTTAGTGGCGCGACTATTTCGGAAAGCACCCGAGAAAATGCCTGTCGAGTTGTTCGCGTTAAGCGGAGCCACGCCGGGAGATACGATAAGGTTGGTGTCGAGTATGCAGTTGTTTGCCCAGTCCTTTGCAACAGGGGCGCCAGTGAGGTTCCAGAAATATGAACCGATGCCTGCGAATGCCGTCCCGCGCAGAATATTGTGACTGGCGTTTACCGTGTTGCAGGCGATAAGAACCAAACCATGACCAGCAACAGTACCGTCAACAATGTTCGAAAATACTTGTATGTTTTGCGGAGCGGCTGCCGACGGCGTATCACCGACCACGGCCAGAGCGTCATCGTGTGACCCAGTAACAAGATTGGTACTAATAATGCCGTTCCGGCAAGCGTCAGATACATGAATGCCGTCAGCAAGCGGGTATTTTACATTGCAGTTCGCAATTCGAAAGTTTGTAGCGCCAACAGCCCATATGCCAGCAGAAGCAACGCGGGAGACGGTGCAGCCGATCAGCTGAGTGTTATCAACAGCGCCGATCGATATCCCGAAACCTGTGTCGTCTCTGACCAGGCCGGCCGGACTTTCAACTGTTACGTAGAACAGATTGCAGTCGTTTGCCGCCATTCGAATGCAATGGAAATAGGTTGCTGTTGTCTTGGGGTATACGCACTGCATACCCTTAATTGTTGTACCCCTCACATTCAGAGCCACGCCGCTGGTGAGCTTGTACTTTGAACCGGGTAGGCCGGACACTGTAGAGCCTTCAGGAAGGCTATTCAGCCAAGCCTGGCAGGCTATTGTGTCGTCGGCAATTCCGTTACCGAGCGCGCCGAACTGCTCCGGGAAAACGTTTAGGATCTTGTCCAGCCATAAGCCTTTATAGGCAACTAGATGGGCGCCCTTGCTGGCGTCGGTAAGGTTCTGCAAATCCATCTGAAACTGTTTTACGGCCGGAAGGCCGCCGAGAGCCTCGGCGTTTTCACTCAGCCATTCAGCCAGCGAAGGAACGCCGCCTGATTCTGTTGGGATTGTAGTTCCGACCGGGTCATTGCTGAACCGGTGCATTATCTCGCTTGCGTTCTCTGCCTTGGTAGCAGCCGCGTTCAGCCGATCATCAATACTCATAGGATCTCCAAATCATCAGGCATCACGTAGTTTGCCACGTAAAACAGTCGGTCAGCGGCGAGGTATATTTCTTCGGCTTCAATCGCCCCATAACCGAATAGGGCGAATGTATGAGCCGGTTTAAGCTGGTTTATCTTGCACTCTAGAGAGTCATTTCCCCATGCCCGCAAAGGCTCTCCAGCGGCCGACAGCCCGGCCCTGAAATCAATAATCGTTGTTTCTCTTGCATTTACCTGCCATGTATAAATCCAGTCACCGTTTGTCAGAGGATCCCCCGCTCGGGATATTCCAGCACGAAACGGCCTGAATTCTGTGATCGTTATCTCGTATCCGAGCTGCCTGGCGACCTCAATGAAATAGGCCTTTGACTGGCCGCCAACGCTTGCGAGCTTAGCCGCCAAAGCGTTCCGTCTTCCTTGAATCGTAGTCTCGAGCGTGCCAGCGCATTTGTCCGGAAGTCCTGCGGCGCGCTCCCAGTCGGATAGCAATTCGCTTGTGTCCAGCGGGTTAACATCAATGGCCAGAGTGTCGGCGCGCGACTCTAAGCGAGAAAACTCCTCAGCGCACCCGAGAAGGACGCGCTCCAAATTTGTTCCCGGCTCGCGCGGAAATGCTGCGCCGGGCGGGAGCAGGTTTAACAACAAGTCCTTATATTGCCCTGGCGTGTGCGCCATCAAAGAGCGCTCCACGTTGTGGTTCCGAGGATTGGAATAGCCCCTGCGCCTGCAACAACGTCAACAGCCGGGCTTGTTACTTGGCTGTCGTTAACCCCGCTCGCGATGCTTATGGCTTCCCTGATTTTGCTGATTGGGATCGTGCCCCCAGGCTCTGCTTCGCGAAGGAAAAGATCAGCCAGCTCAGCGCGCGCCGCTGCCTGCGTGGCTATGGTATTGGGCGAAAGTTTTGCCACGATGTTTACAGTGAACGCCGTAGGAGCCATCACGTAAACAATGGCTGTAACTGGGGCTCGCTCTTCGATATAGGCTTGCGCGGCGGCCACTGTTCCAGCATCAGGTATTGGAGCTGTACCCGAGGTGTCTGAAGCCACGAAGACGGCTACCGTGCCCGGGCCCAAATACATTGGCTTAACCCATGCTCTTGTGATCCCGGGAACTTCGAGAGCCCACGTCTCATAATCCGCCTCGCTACCACCTTGCGGTGGCTGCTGGATGCGGCGGATGAGCCGCGCTCGTAGGGCTGTGATCGACTCTTGGTCGTTACCCCCTGTGATGCCTGGCGAGACAACCAGCGCGCCGCTAGACAATCCTGGAACAGGCTGGAAAAGAGAGAGCTCTACGCCAGCCGTAGTGTTGGCTTTCGAAGTGGCGCTTACGGCTATCACGCTGATCAGGCCCGTGGTCCCAGCGAGGAACACGTCAGCAGTCGACCGGTATTGCTGGCCGTCACGACGAACGAACATGGTTCCTTCAGGGACTGGTGTGCCGATTGCGCCGGTCACCTGAACCGCGTTAACGCCGGTTGCGTAGGTCGCCGGCTTGCGCCCATCAGGCAACCAGATGGCTACCCACCGCAACAGATACTCGTCCTCGGCAGTGTCAGGGATCGCCTGCTTCGCGATGAAGTCCAGATACCCATAGAGCGAGTGAACGGCGCCAGCCTCTGCGCGCGCTAGTGCACCGGCAAGACTGCGCCGGAGAAGAGCGAAGTTTGTGCCGGGCAGGCGGCTGGCTATGTCGGTGGCAACCCGGTCAATGAGTTCATCAAGCGTAGGTCTGGCGAATGGCATTAGATTCTCACCTTGAGCAGCTGCGCGGCCCACTCGTAATTATATTGGTACTGAACAGGGTTCGCCGATCCTGGCCGGTAAATGTCAATCGCGATGAACATCACCCCGCCAGCCGGGCGTTCGTAACTGGTTTCAACGTCTACCCGCGTGGCGATCTTGTCGTCGATCAGCCATTGCAGCGCCGAACGCGCAAAACCTCGAGCCTTGGCCAAGGTGCTGGTCAGCTGCTTCTGGCGCTTGAGTGTCCAGAGCAATGAGCCGGTAGAGTCGACAGGGTTGGTAACGTCACCCCAGAACCCGCGAAGGTCGCCGTCGTTGTCGATGGCGTCGAGCATTTCCGGAGTAGCGCGGGCGTCCGCGAAAAGGCTGATGAGAACAGCCGTTTCAAGCCCTTCGTCTGGCGCTACATCGCCAGGGACAAAGGAAATGTCGATGATCCCCGTGTCTGTAAAAAGTCCGAAGTCGCTCATACAGGAACCGCCGTGGAAGGGCTGCCGACGTGGTAATGCGTGTCCCCGATGTTCTTCCCGTTGTGGGTGAGTATCGTTGAAACGATGGCCACCGCGGCCGGGGTGATGGTGATCGATGAATCACCAGACTGAATGGTCGCCGATGTAGCCGCAACCACCTCAACCTCTGGGGACGTGACGACAACCTTGGTCAGGCCCACGATATCGATCTGTTCTCGACCCAGTTTGAACACGTTGCCAAGGTCGTCGAACATGGCCACCTCACCAGACTCCAGAGACTTCAGGCGAAAGCTTCGATTCTCCATGCGTATGATGATCCCTTGGGACCGGTCACCACCAAAGAAAGCGACCAAGGCATCGGTACCAGAGACCGGCGGGTTGCTTGTGAAGCCGTAGTCTTGCATGCGCTCGACGTCGTCGATCAGTTCGCCCTTCGTCACTTCAACCTGAGCTTTCTGGCGGCCGAGGGTATCGATCACCATTTTAGTGACTGCTTTCGCAAGCATGTTAAGTGCTCGGCTCGTCATCGCCCAATGCCTCCCGCCAAATGTTGCGGCCACCTTTTTTGGCGACCCCACTCTTCTGTTTTTTGGTATCCGGTGGCTCTGGACTGAAAGCCTGAGGGCTAATTATCGAAAGCTCGACCTCAGTGCCTCCGGAGCTTGTACGCCGGTAGGTTACCTGTCGGATCAACATATCACCATCCATACGCAGAAAGGACGATGTTACGGGAACCAATAAGTTGGGATGCCACAGGGCGCCGCCTGGCTTTTGCCGCCAGCCCTTAAGCACCAGCGATGCGGTGGCCGAACGGCCGAGCCTGACGTTTGCCTCCCAGGTCGCACGCTCGCCGGCGCTGCCGTTTGTTGCGCCGGTCTCAGCCATTACAACGAGCGGTCGGTAACGAGTGATGGCGCTGTCGGTGACCCTGGCTTCTGCGTGCGCCTCGAGCTCCGCGTCTTCGGTCTTGGACGAGGTGTTCTGACCCTTAACGATGTAGTTGCTGTACCGCTGGGAAGTGTCCAGCACGCCGCCGGCACTCTTGATGTTCACGCCCTGCTGAAGACGGACTTCGGATCGAGTCCGCCCGGCCCGAGTAATGAGCACGCCGCCGGCAACGTCAGGCGACAGAATCACCTTGCGGAACCTGGCCAGACGATCGAGCGCGGCGAACACCGTCTCTCCCTGCTGAAGCTTGATCACATCGAACTTCTCGCCGACGTCAACATCCGCACGCACCGAGACGCCGAACGGGTCGCACAGGATCTTGGCGATCTGAAGCAGGTCCAGGTTTTTCCACTGATCGGGCTGGTGAAAGGCGGTGCAGTCGATCAGGTCGCAGGTCTTGTCCCGCCCCTGAACCTCGATCGTGTGGTCGGTGGCGGAGAAAGATGGGCGGAACTGGTCGATGTAGCCGTCGATCAGCGCCTCGCCGTTGATTGTTACCTGGCAACGGTCGCCATTGAGGATTGGCCACGCCTCAATCTGCGAAGGTGTTTCCCCATCACCAGCCCAGCGTTCAGTTAGCGAGATGTTGAAGGCACCGGCGATAGCATCCATTGCGCGAGTGACTTGGATTTCAGACCAGCCGCGGTACTTCTTGCCATTTACCAGAAGCTCAAGTTGATCAAGCATCGGTCAGCACCTCGAGTGGTTGCCCACCAGGCACAAACCCGGGGTGGCGCACAACGTTGCGCGTGACGATCTGGGCCTCGCGCGTTGCATCGTCGTAAAGCGTCTGGGCGATCAGCAGCGCAGGAAGCACGGCTGGCGGGACATAGGCAACAGCCCTCGCTTGGGACTGGTCTGGGGACGGGATATTGGCGATCACCTCCGCACGCTCCAGAACCAGCTGCTGGTATACGGCATCGCTTGTCGACGCTAAAGCCTCTCCGTCTATGACCTCGGCAACCACATCTCTCACATCGATCGCATCGTCAAGGGTTTCATATTCTTGGCTTACGGCTACAACGCCGAGCTGCGCCGCCACGGTCTGGCGGACTATCTGAACAATAGCCTCTTGGTTAATCGCCACTTGCTCACGGCTTGGCGTGGTGTAGGTGGCCGGAACTGGTGCCACGTAGTTTCCTCCACCGATCACGTTAGAACCTCCGGTTGTGTCTCCAGAAGATCCGCCCGTATTCGACCTTGGGAAAATCGAAAGAAGGCCGGACAAGATCGATCCAGAGCTTAAACCGAAGGTTCCTCGCACGCCGCCGATGATGTCGGTGATTCTGGATGCGAGATCAGAAGGAGCTTCTATCAGTTCGCTGATGTCTCCGAGGAAATCACTCACCGACTGGCTGTAAGCAGAAACATTTTCAGACACGAAGTCCACCGCGCCGGCTGCGTACCCATTCACTTTGGCGAAAACCCCTGAGGCATCGTTATAAGTTGAGCTGAGGAATGAAGCAGGCTCTGCAAGATATTCGCCGATGCTCGTCAGCGTGCTTGTGGCGCTGTCGCGGACGTATTGAGGGAAGCCGTTAGCGACGAACTTATCTACAAAGCTTTCCTCTGCCACTTCGCTGATGGCTCCCGCGCGCTCGGCCAAGGCGTTTGGCGCATCCGTGGCTTGCGTCGGCTGGCTAAGCTCGCCGGCCTCCCCAAACGTCACGGTGAAGCGGCACATCCTCCCCTCTTTGTTGTCGTGTCTGACCCTGAAGCCAGACGCTCCGACTGACTTCTCCCCGTAGCGAGGGTGAACCAAGCGGCCTTCGCCCGGCGTGTCGCGGATAGCCTTGATCAGTTCGGCGAGCGTCAGGTCGTAATCATCCCCGACAAGGTATCCCTCGACCTGAAAGATGTCGGCGGCCCGGCCTAAGTCTTCAAGCGTCGGGACATCCACAAGGGCGGCTGTGTGCGTTACTTGCCGGCGGCCAAACTCTGCGTCATCTGTTGCGACGAAGAAAGGCACGCCACGAAAGGAGGCAGGTTGAAGCCTTTCGAGCCAGCTCATTGGATTGGCATCATCGAATATCCCATGTTCGTTTTGACATCCGCGCCGGTAGTGGCTTTGGTGTCGACGCTGGCGCCTGTTGGAAGGTTTTTGAAGTCTACCGTGATGGCCGCTTTAGCGCTGGCAAGGCCTGCGGCGATTGGTCCTCCTTCAGGTACTGCCGTGTAATTCTGATCAGGGCCAAGTGGTCGGTTCGCTTTTGCGGATGGATCATCCTCTCCGCCACCTCCAGGCAGCAGGCCGGCCACCTTGGACTTGATCATCCCTCCGATATCGACGCCTGTAATGAACTTCACCAGCCCGTTTATAGATTCAATGATCAGGGTTACCGGGTTGAATTCTTTCCAGGCATTCCACAAGCCTTTTACGAATCCGTCTGCAAAAGCCGATTTGACCTTGTCGAATTTCTCTGTAAAGAACGATGCGAATTTATCCCAGTTTTTATAGATCAGGATGGCCACGGCAACGATTGCAGCGCCAGCCAATAAGAACCAGCCTATAGGGGTAAGAGAGATCGCAATTCCGAGAGAAGAGAATGCCGCAGCCAGAGTTACGATACTGGTTACCAGCTGAACACCGACCACTGTTGCAAATATTATCGCCGCGGTTTTGAATATTCCGATGTTTTCAGAAAGCCACATTAGCCTGTCACCGAAAGGCTTCAGCTTTTCCCACAGCTCAACAACTTTGTTCTTTGCAATCTCGATATAACCGGGAAGGTTCTTAGCGAACTCCTGCGCGAATTCTTTGATTTTCGGCAGGTATTTAACGATGGTCTCGGTCAGTTGCGTGGCCAGGTCTGACAGCGTCGGCACCAATGCTGTGCCGATGACGTTGCCAACACCCTTGAAGGAGTACTTCATTTTGTCCAGCACATCGCCGAACTCTTCACCTGCGCGAACTCCGTTCTCGTCGATCACAACGCCAAGACGGCGGGCCTCTGCCGACATCTCAGCGAGCCCTTTTGTTCCACCTTTGAGCAATGGCAGCAGCTCCGTAGCCGACTTGCCGAAAATCGTAACAGCCGCTTTCGCCTGAAGAGCCGGATCCTTAATCCTGGATATCCGGTTCACCACCGTGTCGAAGATCTCGTCAGTGCTTTTGGCGCTTCCGTTGGCGTTCTTGAACGAGATGTCCAGCCCTTTGAACATTTCTTTCAGTTCTTTTGAGCCGCCCTTTGCGTTGCCGATGGTGATGTTCATCTTCTGCAGGGCACCGCCCAATGCTTCAGCAGAAGAACCGGTCAGCTGGGCCGCGTATCCAAGCTCTTGAATGCGTTCTCTGGACGCGCCAGTCCTTTCTGCGAGATCGCCTATCGCTCCTGTAGCGTCGGCGTAGGCCTGAGCCGCGGCATAAGCTGCACCAACACTCAGACCCATTGAAGCGGCAAGCCCTATAAAAGCCTTGCCTATACCAATCACAGTATTGCCAAGACCTTTTGCTGCTGATCCGACTTTTGAAAATGCATTTGTCAAAACAGAAAAACCCGAGCGATCGCCCAGGCCTTTGAGTGAACCGCCTACGCGGCCAATTGCTGATGTGATGCCTTTCAATGGTGAGGTGATCTTATCGACCACCGAGATCACCACACTTAGGGGAAAGGATCCTCCTGCGCCTGCTGCTGCCATCTGCCCCACTCCTTCGCACGCTCAAGCCAGAAAGCGAAGTCGTCCGCGTCCATGGCGTCGAGTTCGCTGGGGGCGACTCGCACCGCCCCGAGCAATAACGTCATACCGGTTAGCCAGTCTTCTGGCCACTCTGCAACAAGTTTCCCACTTGACTGAGCACCTCGGTCAAGTCTGACGCGTCCATCATGTCGAACACCGCAGGAAGATGACCAGACAGGCGAACAGCCAGGGCGATCGAATCTTGAACCGCATTCACGCCCTTCATCGCCAGCTTCAAGTCCTTGCCAGTTGCGCGCCGAAGTTTGATCTCTGTGATCTCTTCTTCTGCGAATTCCAGAGGGTACTCGAGCTGGATTGTTACAGCCGTTTTATCAGTCATACAAAGGTCCCTTGTTTGTCACTTGCGAAACGAACGGCGAAGTTGCCTTCCTGTGTGTTGCCGGTGCCTTCACCCTCGAACCAGCCATTAGCCAGAACAAAGGTTTTCCCGTTGGCCAGTTCGAGCGTTGCGGTCACATCAGTGGCCGCGACAAGCTTCTCAGTGTCGACGTCGAACCCGTCGCGAATCTCGCCAGCAATGAATGCAGCCTGTGGCGCTTCGCTGTAGCCATCGACACCGGTGGCGCCGAGCAGCGTGGTGCGGAGCGGGGCGCCTTTGTTGTAGGTGAAGTTGCCAACGGCGGAGTAAGTCACCCCGTCAATCTTGAAGGCCAGGAGGCCGCCACGAACTCTATTACCTGCCATGTCTGCGGCTCCTTACAGAATGAATTGAATTTTGTTGGCAACGATTCGCAGCTGGTTAACCAGGTCAGGAACGACCAAGTTGTTCAGTCGGTTGCGGTCGCTGACGTCGCGTTCGGAGATTGTCAGGGCTTTGAAGGAATCGATGTTTTCGATAATACCGATTTCGTTCATTTCCATCGCCCAGGCAACCAGCTCGGCCTTGAAGCTCTTCGGCGTGACGATATCCTGGCCTGGGCCGAATCGGTTGTCATCGTCGCCCAGCTTGCTGCGCGGGAACTTCCGAAGGATTCGATCTTTCAGGTCATGGCGCAGATAAAGCAGTGTCGCCTGGGTTTCGCTGTCCAGGAAAGAAACGTCGGTACCGCCTGCGGGATTGGTCTTGTAGGTGGTGATCAGGCGCTCTGCCTGCATTACCCCGCCGGGCGACACTTTGGTCGTGGCGATACCATCGAACAGCAGGACGTTCCGCTCGGTGATGGTAAGGCGATCGGACTCGATTGCAGGTTTTGCCCAGAGATAAGGCAGGTTCTGCACTGGTCGGGCAGGGTCATTGGCGACTGCCTGAGCATAGATCGACATCGTCTCGGCGGCCTTCTCGTAAGCCGGGGTCGGCTCCTTAATGCTCTGCACCAAGGTCAGGTGTTCACTGTTGCGGGCCAAGCCAATCGCGGCCACTGCAGAGTAGGTGCCGCGAAGAGCTCCGAATACATGGCCTTCAGATTCGCGCAGCGGGCCCCAGCGGTTGTACTGATCTGTCTCGATCGCTGCAAGGTTGGTGGTGTCGGTGTAGGCGGTGGCCCAGGCCTGGAACCACGAATCACCCAGTGCTGCCAGGTTGGCGGTGATGTCTGGGTTGCCGGCGCCGTTGGTTGGCGCGACGAAGACCAAGGTCAAACCCGCGGGGGTTTTCTCGCCGTTGTAGTTTGCGCGGATATCGATGTCGTTGCCGGTTGCGCCTTTGTTCTTGGCGGTGAAGGTGACGACGCCGACAGCAGCGGTCGCGGTAACAGGCAGGCTGGTAGTGGCAGTGACGGCCGTTACGATCTTGCCGGCAACCAGCGTAGGGGTGTCAGCTGCCGCAACCGATACCTGCACAAGGCGTCCAGCAACGTAGAGCGACAACACGCTGGCGGCGGTGGCATTGCCTGTGACGGTAAGGGTTTGTGTTGCAGCAACACCGGCGCCAGGGTCTCCAATCGGCAACACATACAGATCGGTGAACGGATCGTTTGCAATGGCCGCGGCAACCATGCCGTGTGCAACAGAGCCGGCGCCAAACAAGCCGGAGGCAGCTGGTTCGCTGAGGCACTGCACCGGAACACCTGCAACAGCAGTGCCGCCGGAGAGCATGGTGGCAATAATCAGGCGGCGATACGCCAGCCGCTGGGCACCGCTCAAGGCGTTGGAGTTGTTGATCTCCGCATAGACACCAGGAACCCGGAGGTTGGCCGGGATTCGGTCAAAAGAGATGGCCATTTATTTTTGCTCCTTCGTGGTTGGCGAGCTGGCAGGAGCCTCGGCCGGTTCGACAATTTGGATTTCTTTGTCAGCCAGGCGGCGATGCCACCAAGCGTTCATTACGACATCTTCGCCTTCCGGCGAAAGGTGGCGGTGCCCGTTGTCCGGGTGGCGAACGTAGAGCTTGCCCACTGGCTTGATGCGTACCGTGCCTGTCATGGAATTTCCACCGTTTGATCGTTGGTTGCTGTGCCAATTTTGTAAGTGTTGGCGGCCGTTTTGAAATCGTCCAGCGCGTCAGATTTGCCCGCATCTGGGAGCGCCGTGTAATACGTCATGGGGAACGAGATGGCCAGCGCCCCATTGATCTGAGATCCGGATTCTACCAGCGACATCTTGGTATCACCCAGACCGAACTTCATGTCCTGATCTTCCCAGTTGAACCGGGAGATCGCCTGCTCTACCTGCTCCGCAACGTGATCGAGAAAGTCGTCCGTGTCTTCGTCAGCTGCGGCGTGGATCTCAACCACAACGCTCGGGACTCGCTCCCACTCGGCCGGCGCCACATTGAATACGGAGCTTGAATCCTCGTTGGTGTAGATGATGATCGCGGGTAGTTCCGATGCCCATCCCTCCACCTGAACGAATGGGCGAGAGCGCTGCGTGAAAACGTTCTGACCGCAATCGGTAAAGCCCTGCAAGAGGGCTTTGAATTGCTGGCGGATAATCGTTCGAGAGTGCACTAAGGTTGCCTCGGTGACTTGGATAAAAACAGCGTTGTGCCGGCTTCCCCGTCTGGCTGAACATCGGTGATCGTGAAAACGTAATCGACGCCGAAGCGGGTGATCAGGATAGTGTCCTTTGCGTTATTCCTGCCCGGCGGAAGTGATGCTGTGCGGACCCCCATCACTGGCTGCTGGCTTGATACCTCGGCGCCGGTTTGGGTGTCCACCTTGAAATAGGTGTCATCAAAAACAACATCTTCCAGCTGAGTATCCAGAAGCCCCGGGCGCCGGTACAGCGCGCCCAGGTCTTGGCGGAAGGTCCGCAATGT